GGATCATTAAATATTACATCTGATCCAGTACATGACATAACAGGAGTTTCAGCAACAACAGCATTAGGAACAGAATCTGTTGTTGGTAATTCTTTAGTTACATTAGACTCATTACAAGTAACGTCTGCAGTAGGCACAGCAACCGCTGAGCAAGAGTCCGTTTTTTCTTTAACGGGTGTATCTTTTCAAACTCAATTATCTGGAGCGCTAGCAATTGAAGAGGGAGCAGGAGTTGTATTAGGTAGCTTATCAGTTTCTTTTGCAGTTGGTGACGAGACAGGATCAGGAACTGTAGATGCTGGTTGGGGCAGAAATACCTGGGGTTCATTTGCTTGGAATGAAAACATAACTCAAACAGTAAGTCCTACTGGCGTTACTATGGCAACGTCATTAGGAACCACCACACAAGAGGTGGGAACTGGAGTAATTGTCTCTGTAACAGGAGTAAGTATAACAAGTGCCTTAGGAACAACATCTCAAACAGGTACTGCAGTACAAACTTTAGATAGTTTAACCATAGGAGCTGCACTATCAGGAGCTTCAGGCATTACCGGTGAGGGTAATGTAGGTGTTATAGCACCATCAGATCAGTTAGATTTTAACATCGGTGCAGTTACAATTGATATCTTTACACAAGTAGATCCGACTGCTGTCACAATGGCATCTGCATTAGGGTCGCCTACAATTTCAGCTGATGCATTAGTAACATTAGGAAGTTTAAGTAGTGCTTTCTCATTAGGCACAGAAACAGTAGAAGTAGGTACAGGTGTTATTGTAAGCGTATCAACAGTTGCTTTAACTTTTGCAGAGGGGACAACCACACCTACAGCAGGAGCGACAGTAAATGTAACTGGAGTCGACCTTTCTTTTGCATCTGGTATACCTTTCTCAACGCCATGGAGTAAAGTGGTTACAGGTGCAAGCAATGTTTGGACGGAAGTTGATGCAGCTTAAAACTCACTTTGTAGACAACGATATTGTAAAAGAATTATTAGAAACCTTAAATTTTTTTGAAGAGTACATGCCTGAAATAAACAATGCTGTAAGCCCAAGTGTTTGCTCTGAAAATGCTTATCATACCGGTAACATATTTACCTTTGATAATTGTTTACATTTTAAAGATAAACTAAAAAAATATACTAATCACGAAGGCAAAAATTTAGATCTTTTTCACATTCATCTAATTCATTTTTATGACTTAGGTTACGAAAGAGCTCATGACCATAAAAATACAGAAGATTACTCATTTGTTCTATACTTACAAGATTCAGAAAATGGACATACCTGCTTTGAAATAGACAATAAAATTGTTAAAGTACAGCCTGAAAAGGGTAAACTCGTATTTTTTCCAAGTGATATATGGCACTGGGGTGAGAAAAGCTCAGGTAAAAAAAAGATTGCTGTAGGGGCACTAAAATGTGTTGATTGACACATTAAAAAATATATATTTTAGAAAGGTAAAAACATGTCAAGCACATATTCAGATAGACTTAAATTAGAACTCATGGCTACTGGCGCTAACGCCAATACATGGGGTACAAATACTAATAACAATCTAGAGGTTTTAGATGCATTTAGTGCTGGTTTTTTATCAAAATCAGTAGCAGGATCGGCTGATGTAACATTAACGACAGCTAATGCTTCTGATACAGCAGAGGCATCTAACAAAGTTATAGAACTTACAGGTGCATTAACAGGTGATATAAAAGTTTTAATACCAGCTGTTGAAAGCACATATACATTTTTTAACAATACTACAGGATCTCAAACACTTACAATAGCAGCCACAGGACATACAGGTAATGGTGTTGCTATTACACAAGGAGCTAAAACAACTGTATTTTGTAATGGCTCATCTAACTTTGATGTAGCAATTGCAAGCAGCACAGACTTAGGCTCAGGCACAGGAACATTACCAAACGTTTCTGGCGCTAACTTAACAAACCTTAATGCCTCTAATGTTGCATCAGGAACTATTGCCAATGCAAGATTAGATGCTCAACTTCAAGACGTGGCGGGTCTAGCTGTAACCGATGGAGGATTTATAGTTGGTGACGGAGCTAATTTTGTTTTAGAAACAGGAGCAACCGCTAGAACAAGCATAGGTTTAGGCACATCTAGTGATGTTCAATTTAACGACATGCAGGTAGACTCACTTGGTGTAGCAACTGCAGCCTCAGGCACAAGTGGTGAAATCAGAGCGACTAATGATATAACAGCTTTCTTTTCATCAGATGTAGCTTTAAAAGAAAATATTGAAAACATATCTTCTCCCATGGAAAAAGTACAAAATTTAAATGGTGTGTTGTTTGATTGGAAACAAGATTTCCTAGACGCTAAAGGCGGTGAAGATGGTTATTTTGTTCGTAAAAGAGATGTAGGCGTGGTAGCTCAAGACGTAGAAAAAGTTTTACCAGAGGTCGTTGGCACAAGACCAGATGGTGTTAAAGCTGTTAAATATGACAGATTATGTGCTCTTCTTATAGAATGTGTAAAGGACTTACAAACTCAGGTAGATGACCTTAAGAAGGGAGAATAATAAATGACCTTACCTTCAGGTCAAATTAGCTTAGATCAAGTTAATGCAGAACTAGATATATCTGCAGGCACTCAAATTAACATGGGGGCCGCCGCAGTTCGTTCTTTGGCAGAAGTGCCATCTGGTGCTATTGCAATGTCTAACCTTCAAGGTAAATCTAACGCACAATTTATTAGTGCATCTGGTGGATCAGAATCAACATCAGGTGATTTTAAAATTCATGTTTTTAACGGCAATGGAACATTTACAGTTAACGCAGTCGGAAACGAAGCAGGATCTGACACAGTTGATTTTTTAATTTTAGCTGGTGGTGGATCAGGTGGTAATGTTTTAGGAGCTGGTGGCGGTGCTGGGGGTAGAAGAATATCTTTCCCTAACCCAGGCAGTGGTGGTCAACCTGTAAGTGCAACAGGCTTCCCCGTTGTTGTAGGGGGTGGCGGTGCAGCTAGTGTAGTATTTGGCGCTAATATGAGATCTAGCAATAATGGTAGCCCTTCTTCTGCTTTAGGTTTGACAGCAACCGCAGGTGGTGGTGGCGGCATTATTCAAGGACCAAATAGTGATGGTAAAAACGGTGCTCCAGGTGGATCTGGAGGCGGAGCTGGTGGTAGAAGTGGAGATCCAACAAGCGCTGGTTCTGGTACTTCACAACAAGGTAACCCAGGTGGTGCATCATTAGCTGGTGGCGGCGGTGGTGCAGGAGCTGCTGGCACAGATGGTCAATACCCAGGACCACAAGGTGCGCCCGGTGGAGCAGGTGCGTCTAGTAATATTACAGGATCTTCAGAAACTTTAGCTGGTGGTGGTGGTGCTTTCACTGATCAACCAGGTGGATCTCCTGGAACAGGCGGATCTGGAGGTGGAGGTAATGGTGCAAGAGGTCAAAACCCTGCAGCAGGATCAGGTGCACAAGGTAACACCGGAGGCGGTGGAGGGGGCGGCATGAACGCTCCTGTCAACAATCGTAGCTCTGGAGCTGGTGGTAGCGGTAAAGTTGTGATAAGGTATAAGTTTCAGTAATGGCACATTTTGCAAAATTAGATTCTTCCAATAAGGTTATAGCAGTAGAAGTTGTAGACAACGTTAATCTTTTAGATGGTAATGGTGATGAACAAGAGTCTATTGGAATACAATATTTAATTACACATACAGGTTGGAGTAATTGGAAACAAACATCTTATAACACAAGAGGAGGTAAATATTATGAATCTGATAATACCACTTTGGGGGATCAATCTAAAGCTTTTAGAAAAAATTACGCCTCTTTAGGGATGTCTTATGACGTAGCTAGAGATGCATTCGTATCAGACGCACCCGCTGCTAG